AAAAATCAGACTCTAAAGAAGAGTCAGATGATAAACAAAAAACAAATACAACTGGCGGTCAAGGTGCTGGTGAAAGTGGTCTACCTTCAGAAATTACATCATTAACTAATGACTTTATGGATACTGCTATCAAAGGTATTACAGACGATCAGGCTTCAAACCGAGATTATTGCGAGTTACCTAAAGTTGATCTTAAAAAATTAATTATTCCTTACAACAAGTTTATTAGAGATATTATGGTTTATGATAAACAACACCATAATACTGAATACGATAAACAACAGATCAACAAGGCAAAACTTAAAACTGATAAATTTATTAGAGAGTCTTCTAATGTAGTTAATTATCTAGTTAAAGAATTTGAGATGAAAAAAAATGCTAAGTTATATGCTCGTGCTTCACAGGATAAAACAGGTATTATTGATCCTCTAAAATTACATAGTTACAAATTTGCTGAAGATATATTTAAAAAGATTACTACAGTACCTAATCAAAAAAATCACGGTATGATTTTATTACTTGATTGGTCTGGTTCAATGCAAAAACATATTCTTGCTACTACTGAACAATTAATTAACTTAACAATGTTTTGTAAAAAGATTAATATACCTTTTTCAGTATATGCGTTTATGAATAATCATAGAGAAACCAAAGATGACTATTCACAATCAGGTTTCAAAGTTACAGGTAACTCTATCAGACCTGACGCTTCAACAAAATTAGTACAATTGTTTACAGGCAAACAATCTAAAATAGATTTTACTAGAACTGCTCAAATATTACATAGGGCTGCAATGTACTTCGGTGGTTACTACAACTGGAGAAGAGGTGATAGTTATGAAGATGAGTCAGTACCTTCTATTTCAGGTGACTACTATCTATCTTCAACACCACTTAATGAATCACTTGTTGCAATGGATCATGTTATTAAGAAATTTAAAACTGATTACAAGACCGACAAATTATCACTTGTTACTTTAACAGATGGTGCTTCTAATTCAATGCACCACCCTAAATCTGGCGAATTACATTTGAAACTAAACGGCAAGTATGTACCTGCTCATAGTTACTGGAGAGATAAAAGAGATTTCACAAGTGTTATGTTGAAATACTTAAAGAAGAAATACAATTTACAATTGATTGGTTTCTATCTAGTTTCAAAATATAGAGAATTACAATACATGTTAAGAGTACCTTACAATAAAGAGATGTTGGCTCGTAAGATGTTTAGTAAAGACAAATTTATTGCTGATTACGATACTGCTTATGATGTTTACTTCTATGTTAACTCTGGCACTAAAGTTTCTAATAAAGTATTTGAAACAGATTCAACTAATAAGAGAAGTCTTAAAAAGATGTTTATGTCGGGAATGAAGAATCGAATCAATTCCAGAGTATTATTACAAAACTTTATCAAAAGGATCGCATAAATGAAGGGTTTTTTTCGCTTGACTTTTACCCCAAAAAATGATAGCATATATGTATAACTTAAATATGAAAGGACTTATATAATGATTGAGTTAAACAAAACACAAAATGCCGTGTTGAAAGTATTAAAAGATACTTACAAAAAAGATACGGTGACTAGGGCTGAGATTAATGCTCTTGTTAAAAAGAAGGTTATCAAAAATCCTTCTTGGTTAAAATCAGACAAGTACAAAGTTGATAGAGGAGTTTATACTCTTAATGTTGACTCTATGGATGATACAACCACAGTTGATACAACTGATACTAAAATTTCCAATGATACAAAGGCTGCTTATATCGTGTCTTCATTGACCGACAATGTTGTTCCTGCTAAGGATACAGACTTTGTTAACTTTGGTAATTATGCTGATATTAAAAATATCGTAAAATCTAAAAAGTTTTATCCTGTTTTCATTACTGGTTTATCTGGTAATGGTAAGACACTTGCTGTTACACAGGCATGTGCTGAATCAAAACGTGAGATGATTAGATGTAATATTACGATTGAAACAGACGAGGACGATTTACTTGGCGGTTACAGACTTAAAGATGGTCAGACCGTATGGCAAAATGGTCCTGTAATTGAGGCGATGGAGAGAGGCGCTGTTTTACTACTTGATGAGATTGACCTTGCAAGTAATAAAATAATGTGTTTACAACCTATCCTTGAAGGGTCTGGTGTCTATGTTAAAAAGATAAACAAGTTTGTTAAACCTAAACTTGGCTTCAATGTGATTGCAACTGCTAACACTAAAGGTCAAGGTAGTGATGACGGTAAGTTTATCGGTACTAATGTACTTAACGAGGCATTCCTTGAAAGATTTCCTGTTACATTTGAACAACAATATCCTACTGCTAAAGTAGAAGAAAAAATTGTTGCTCAAAAACTTGCTAGTGCAGGTAAAAGAGATCAAAAATTTGCTCACAATTTAGTTACTTGGGCTGACGTTATAAGAAAAACTTATAATGACGGCGGCGTTGATGAGATTATATCAACGAGAAGACTAGTACACATTGCTGAGGCATATGGTATCTTTAGAAATAAAATGAAGGCAATCGCTGTCTGTACAAATAGATTTGATGATGATACTAAATCATCATTTGTTGATCTGTACACTAAAGTTGATAGTGGTGCTTCAGTAGATCAGATTCTTTCTGATAAGAAGGCGGCTGAAGAGGCTGAGATATTATCAGAAAAGAAATCCGATGATAGTGAGGATGATAGTGAAGATGACTTTACTGTTTAAATCTATCCATAGTGTAAGTCCGCTTGTGGTCCGAAAGGGCCACAAGTTAATTTACAAAGGGAGTATATAATGGGAATCTACGATTCAGAAAAAGATAAACCAAAGATGTCACAAAAAGAACGTGACGATATGATGAAAAAGTTTTTAGAAAAAGGTGGCAAAGTACAGAAATTAAAACCTGGTATTGCTGCTGTATTAGGTAGTATGGATAAAAGTGGTAAACCTGCCTATACAAAAGAAGATATTGATAAGGGTGTTACAGGCCATGCACCTGCACCTGATTATAAAAGTTACAAACCAAATACATACCATGACCTAGATTTAGGTGAAGATAAAATACCTGTGTATGTACCAACAAAAGAAAGGAAAGACTAGTGTCAATTACTGTTGAAGTTAGAGGTGGCAATTTAGAGAAGGCTATGAGAGTACTTAAAAAGAAAGTACAAAAAGCTGGTATCGTTAAAGATATAAGAGCAAAACAATACTTTTCTAAACCATCAGAAATAAAACGAGAAAAAGCAAAAGAACGTGCTAAAGTAATCAGAAAAGCTCAGAAAGCAAATGATGAAATGTTAGGTTACAAGTACGTAAAAGGTGTTAAAGTTAAGAAAATTTAAGAATTTCTATGCCGTCTGTGTTGTATATATATTATTACTACGAGGCAATTCATAAGACCTAGTAGGGGTATAGAAAAGGTAGAGAAATCTACCTGAAAAACGGTGATCTTTGCCAGTTTAACTCCGTGACAAAAGGAAACTGGCGCTTGAAATTATATAAATAATTATTATATAATACTAGACAACGCCTTAATGGGTTGTCAGAAAATTAACTTTGCTTAACAATAGGAGGTTACATGACCAATAAAGCACTATCAATTTTCAATCAATTAAGACCACTAACTGTAGGATTTGACGATACGTTCAGACATTTTGAATCAATGTTTGACCATCAATTAGATCATATTCAGACTACAGCTTTTCCACATTACAATATAGTAAAACAAGGAAAGAACAAGTACGATATTCAAATCGCTCTTGCTGGTTATAACAAAAAAGATATAGACATAAACCTTGAGGACGGTGTTCTATCTATCGAGTCTAAAAAAGACGAGAAGAAAGAAACTAAAGTAGACTCTGAAGGCGAAATCCTACATAAGGGTATTGCTAAAAGATACTTTAAAAAGTCTTTTACAATTGCTGAGGACTGTGAAGTCAAAGGCGCTGAACTAAAAGATGGTCTATTAAGGGTATCTTTAGAGAGAATTGTTCCAGATCATAAAAAACCTAGAACTATCTCAATCAAATAAAAAAACCAATACGTGCTATGTTTCAAACGCATAGCACGTATAAATAATTATATTATGAATTTCAAATGGGACCTAACAAAGTTTATTAAAGAAGCAAGAGCAAAAAAATCTGCTGAAGCTGTATTAAGAAAACGATCAAAAGATTCGGTTGCAAGACCTAAAGCAACGAAAAACATCACATCAAAAGACTCACGTTTACAAGGCATATAGCCTATTGACAAATTAACGTGATTAGTATATAATGTAAATATTATAAGGAGAAAATATTATGAAAAAAGGTGATAAGATACCACAAATAAAATTTAGAGTAAGACAATTAGGAGATTGGACAGATACTAATTCTGATACCTATTTTAAGGATAAAAGAGTTATATTGTTTTCATTACCTGGTGCATTTACTCCTACGTGTTCACTACAACAACTACCTGGATTTGAAAAGTTACACAATGTATTCAAAGAACATAACATAGATGAAGTTTATTGTTTATCAGTAAATGATTCTTTCGTTATGAATGCCTGGGCACAAAATCAAAAACTAGAAAATGTTAAAGTCATACCTGATGGTAATGGCGAATTTACAGACGCAATGGATATGCTTGTTGAAAAACGAGATAGATGTTTCGGTATGAGATCATGGAGATATGCTATGATTGTAAACAATTCTGTTATTGAGGAGATGTTTGTTGAACCTGGCAAAGATGATAACGTTGAAGAAGACCCATATGGCGAGTCTTCACCAGAAAACGTATTGAAATATTTACAATCAAACAGGCTTGACTCAAACGCAATTTAATGATATACTTATATTATGAAATACAATGAAGATAAAATCTTAAAAGAGATTGGTGATTATATTAAGTCAACTTATGGCCAACACTATTCAAGTGACCAAAAAGGCTTTCAAGTTTTAGATTTATTAAAGACACTTAAAATCGGAAAAGATTTCTGTCATGCTAACGCAATTAAATATTTGTGTAGATATGGCAAAAAGAATGGACACAACCGTGCCGATCTGTTGAAGGCGGTACACTATGTTATATTACTGTTAAATTATGATAAGGAGATGAAATGAAAATAAGTGATAATACGATTAGTATATTAAGAAATTTTAGTGACATAAATGCTAATATACTATTTAAACCTGGTAAACAATTAAGTACAGTTTCTACAATGAAAAACATTATGGCAGAAGCCAATGTTACAGATGAGTTTGAAACTGAATTTGGTGTATATGATTTGCCAGAGTTTTTAAGAGCATTGGATTCTTTTACACAACCTGTACTGAATTTCAATGGTTCTTCAAACCTAAAAATACAAGATGAGAAAACTAGTTTGTCAGCGAGATATGCTTTTGCTGATAAATCAACGTTAAGATATCCATCTAAATCAATAACAATGCCAGACAAAACAGTATCGTTCTCATTGAACAATGCTGACTATGAGTCTGTTAAAAAATTATATACTAATTTAAGTCTACCTGATATTGCATTTAAAGGCGAAGATGGTAAGATTAAGTTAGTTGCATTAGATAAAAAGAATAGCAACTCTAACCAATCATCTATTACAGTTGGTGAAACTGATATAGAGTTTACTGCATACATTAAGGCTGAGAATATGAAAATTATTCCTGGCGATTATGATGTTGCATTATCAAAGGCAAAGATTGCTCATTTCATAAACAAAAAGGTACAAGTACAATACTGGATTGCTTTAGAAGCTGACTCAACATTTTAAGGTGGTAATATGTCAGATTTTCTATGGGTTGAAAAATACCGTCCTAAAAAAATATCAGAATGTATCTTAACTGAAGATTTAAAGAATACCTTTAGTAAGTTTCTAACACAAAAAGAGATTCCTAATCTTCTCCTTTCAGGCACAGCAGGTACGGGTAAGACAACAGTTGCTCGTGCCTTGTGTGAAGAACTAGGTGCTGATTATATAATCATCAATGGTTCAGATGAAGGTAGACACATTGATACTTTACGTACCACAATCAAAAACTTTGCCTCTAGTGTATCACTAGAAGGTGGTTCTAATCATAAAGTTGTTATTATAG